CACCCGTCTGATAATTCTGTCTCATGAGACCACCCATATTTTTATTATTTCGTTCAACAAAAGCATCTTTTTCTGCATCACTCATTGCTGAATATTGTGGATCATAAGCAAGATAGTTATCCATATAAGTTCTCATTTGTGTGCCAACTCTTTGTCTTCTCTCTGCCATGTAAGCTGCCATATCTTCACCAGGTTTTGGTTCTGGATAATCTGCTACAAATTTTTCATAAAGATATGTAGCTGCTGATGTTACTCCACCTACAAATAATTTTTCTTTTACTGTTTGATTTAATTTGTCTCCAAAAGGAATTTTATCAAATATTTTATCTGTTGTTTTTTCCATAAAACCTTTTCCTTGATCTTCTGCAAATTTTTTTGCACCAGCATTGCCGTCAGATAAAAAATTATTTGTCTCTGTGCCTTTTGTACCTTTAAAAAATCCACCTATACTATCTTTAGTGCCTTGATTTAAAAATTCTTTATATCCACTAGCACCTGCATCTCTAAAACCTGCTGAGGTCATACCTCTATTAAAAAGTTCTCCACCTGCATAAGTTCCAACACCTTGTTTAAGTGCATCACCTATACTTCCTCTTTGATCAAATCGACCAACACCTCTCATGACACCGGCAACTGCTGGTCCATAACCTGGAATCATGGCAACAAACGGTGCAGCTTTAACTGCAATGTCTGCTAATTCATTCGGAATAATTTTTCTAACTTTTTCTTTAACCCAACTACCAAGACCATACCCTTGTCTGGCATTCATAATGCCACCATTAGCCCGTAATTGTCTTCTCATTTGAGATCTTGATATCATAATTTTTATCTATTGGTTAAAGCAGGGATTGTACCTGAGTTTATATTATTATCTCTTTTTACAAAGTAAAGCAAGTCTATGTTGTAACAGTTCTTGGTGTTACTTCCATGGCAGATAGTATTACATGAAGCCTATTTACTGCAGATGCTGATACTTTTAAAATTTCACCAGTTTCCAAAATTAAAGGATTAGTTAAAATCTCTGTTGGATCGGAAGGTTGACCTCCTCCAACAGCGCTTGGAATATCTTTTTGAAACACAAGACTAAATACAGCGCCACTTGCATTAGTTATAGTTATAGTTAATTGAGCACTATTACCACTATCATCGCTGACTAATATAGATTTTATTATAGCAGTTGTAGCTGCAGGAACCGTATATAAAGTAAGTGTTGCGTCTGATGTAATATCTAATTTTTTATTTATAAAATTGTTAGCCATTATTTACCTAAAAAGAAAACAATTGCATCACTGTCTTCTGTTTCTTCTTTTTGAAAGGTTGAATTTAATTGTTCTATTAAACCATTTAAATCTCTAATTAAAGATTCAAATGCTCTTCTATCATATTTTTCTGGTGGTTGTGTAAGTGATTGTACTATTTTTGCCATTATCTTCTACCATCTGGTTGTATGTCTAATCTAAATGTACCTAATTTCCAAAATTGATCTGTACTGGTGTTATCTATTTTTAAAGAAACAGATCTAGCCCTAGCTCGTGTATCTATTTTCTGTGTACCTGATGTCACTGTAAATGGTCCAAGTGTAGAACTTGCTGCTGTATCATTTGGAAAATCTCTTAAATTTAATGTAATTCTTGCATCTCCAGTCTGTGCTAAAAAATCTGGTATGACTCTTCTAATTTTCATCATAAACTCGCCATCACCTTGTAAACCTTGTGAACCTATATCAAAATCTCCAGATTCAATCGATGCAGCAATTGCGGAAATTGCACCTTCTTTAATTTGATTTAACCCTGTTTCATGTTCAAAATATGTTGAGGTACCATCTGTGCATCCAATCACATGATCTTTGTTTGTTGTAGCTGTTGTGCCACTTGCATCATATTCTGTTGCATGAGGCTTACCAAATACTGCAGAATCTCGCCACGCAGTTCTAGCTAATGTACCTGTAGTCCATACGGGTCGCTCGCTGCTTGAATCTAGATAATTATATGCAACCATTCTATTAACTGTGCCTGACCCAGAGTTAGGGTAGAACCACATAATCTCACCAAACAAATTATTTAAACCTGCGGTAATATGTTGTTTTGGAATTGTGTTAATATCATCAAAAACATGATCTTCAACTAAACAAGGTAAAGATTCTAGTCTACCAGAATATCTAAAGAAACCATTTTCTGACATCCAATATGCAGTACCATCAACTTCTACGGCTGCGTTTTTACCAATTAACCCACAGTTTGTACCAACTTGTTGAAATGAAAAAGTAAATGGAGGACCTACAAATCGCATAGTAAATAACGCTGTATCTGTCCAAACATAAATTGAATCTCTACCTCTTAGAGCCCCAACAATTCTTGACCCATCTGATAGTCTTTGAGTCCCTGCGGTGTTAGCAGCGGTAGGTGTGTATGTATTAATATCTTCTTGAGACGAGAATCTAATAAACATTTCATCTTGCGTAGATTTAGTTCCAATAGTTGTTTCAGTTCCAAAAAAAATTAAATGTCTATCTGGTGTAGATATAAGGCTAAACCTAGAACCTGTTGGAGCACCTGTTATAATTGTTGCTCTTGTTGTATTAGCTGTTGTTGGATCTGAATCCCATTCAAAACTTTCTCCATTAAAAATTGTAGCTATTAATTTATTACCAAAATTATCTAACGACCATAAACCAGGGTCTGTTATAACATCCCCTGATACAGCGGTGTTCCAACCAGCGTAACTTGAAGAATCTCTTACAGTGGCTCCTGATGAATGAATAGCAGCAGTTGTACCTAATGCTCCTCTTGTTAAACCCGTTAAATTATTACCACTTACACCTGTATAAATAATTATTTCTTGGCCTATAATAATTCTACCTGAAGATGGGAAAGATGATGCGCTGGCCATAGTTAGAGTTGTAACCGATGCATTAATTGATGATGATAAGGTTGATGTAAATGTTCCAGATAATGTACCACCCCATGAGCCTAGTCCCCAACCAGTAGATGCAACTTCAGCTGCAGGTCCAATTGAAAAATAATGTTTTATTCTAATACCACCAGATGTAGATGCACCAGAACCGGATTCATTAGAAGGCAGTGTAATTGTTAAAGTAGTTGTTGTTGGTATAGATGTTACTTGAAATTTTTTATCGTCAAAATTAGAAGCTGTAAAACCAGAATTAGTAATAGATGAAAAATTATCCAATAAAATAATATCACCTTTATTTATATTATGTGGTGATGCAAAAGTTATTGTAATTGCAGCTGAACCATTAGTTGAACTAAAAGCACTTGTTAAAGTTGTTGTGCTTTTAAGAGGAGTAATATCGTAGAAAATACCACCAGAGTATGCATATAAAATTCTGTTAGTTCCTAAAATTGCGTACTTAATACCTGATGTATTAATAAAATGGTGAATAGCTGTATTACGTCCTGTAATATCAACGGAACCTAATTGAGCCCAGCCACCTATTTTTTCAGGTAAACCATATCTAAATCTAACATTGTCACCATTAACCCATTGGCTCTCGCCGCCAGTTGATGTAACTTGTTTATTAAATCCAGGTTGAAAGTTTACTTTTTGAAGCATAATTATCTTGCCGTTCCAGGCACGTTTCCACTTGATACGAATTGAGTTTCTGCAAAAGCCATGTAAATGTATGCACCACCAGAAGCATTATAGTTACTATTATTATATCTAAGTTTAAAACCATTAGATAATCCATCTATATTAAAACTTTCATCTGTACTTTCAGCATCAGCACCTTGTGCTTTTAAATATTTATTCATAACATTAAATGGATTTCTTTTATTATCCATGATAGCCCAATCACCAGTACTATCTGTTCTTTTTGTCATAACAAATGCTGGTTTAAATCCTGTGTAAACAAATGGTCCATCAACATTTCCATTACCTGTGTAGCTTCCAACTTTTGAGTAACCTTGTATATTTGTAAAACAATAGGCAATATGATTTCCGTCATTTGTATTACCTTCTGCTTCACTACCAAGTGTAAAAACAGAAGATGTTGGTTCAGTATCATTCCATCTGGTATTACTATCTGAAACAACATTGTTAGTAGCCCATCTCATAACTTTTGTTGCACCTAAAGGCGACCATTGCGTAGCCCATTGTTGACCATCGCCTAAATGTTTTATTAATATTACGTCAGGTTTTGCACCTAGATGATGTGGAATTGTGTGACCAGCTGTTCCATTTCCAACATATCTAATTATTGAAAAACCAGCGTCTGTATTTACCGATCCTGTATAAGTTTTAGCTGTACCAGAACCGGATGTGCTAGTTGATGAAATAGTCGTTCCAGCCCTCCAACACCAGGCCACCGTGGGTGAGTTATTATTATTCATGTGAGCATTACTACCGAGAGTAAAACCATCTGAACCAAATGCTGTTACACTTGCTATAGCTTCTTCAGCACCAGCACTATTTGCTAATATATTTTTTCCTGTTCCTCTAACTGTATCATGCAAAGAATGTCCCTCTGTGGCATTTCTTGCTTTACCCCAAACCCAATTTGGTGCAAATCCCACTCCTGTAATTGCTTGTGTTCCAGCATTACCAGTATATAAAACTATATTAAAATAATCTGATGGTTTGTCTATATCTGTATAAGCCATTATCCATTCTCCGCTAGGTTTTTTGTGTTAAGTGCAAAATAGCCACTAGGTACTGCAAATTCAAAGTTTCCAAATCCATTACCATCTGCATTGCTTGATGAGATTGCTGTAGGTGGAGAGCCAAAGTTAGTAATCCAAGTAAAAGCAACACCACTTGTGTTATCAGCTACATAAGGTACCCAATTCATTGAAGCATCTGGTGTCCATGTAAAAGCTGCATTTGTTTTAGAAGCACCACTTGTGGGATCGCCACTAGCTTGAAAAGTACCATTTTTAGAAAAATAAACTGCACCATTATCTAAATCCATAGCAACACCAATAATATCACCAGCAGTATAACTATTTCCATAAGATGAATCACTTCCGTTATTTTGTTTAGTGCCATCTGGATTATAACCATATCCCCAAGTTTTTTTACTAGGCATATTTGATTTATCATCTTTTGCTAAATCTGATATTCCCACATTTGAGTTATTTGAACTACTTATTGCATCTAATTCAACTTCCAAATACCATTTACCGTTTGATGGTGCTATTGTTCCAACTGCTGTATGTAATTGTGAAGCTGTAGCAGTTAATTTTAAATTACCTTCTGATAATACTCCAGTTTTTGAAGCATATACATCTAAAGGATTTAATGTTGCAAAATTATTTGTGCAAGTATCGGTAGACTGATCTACTGCTGTAAGGTTAGTAACTGCAAAGTGATTAGTATTACCAGATGTATCTGCACCCATACCACTAGCATTTGTTCCTGTTCCAGCTTGTTTAAATTCTAAATAAAATCCATTAGTTCCAAAAGTTAAACCAGATACATCTATTGGTTTCCATATTCCACTATCTTCGTCAAATTCTCCAAAGTCTGTTGGTGCTAATGCTAGACCATCTATATAAACGTATTCTGAAAGATACGAATGAAGATTTGAAGTATTTCCTATCAGTCCACCAATAAATTCTTTATTAGTTTGACCACCTTCAAAAATATCACATTGAGAATTTTGATCCATATATGTATCTGTTGAAAAACTTGTAACTTGTGTACCATTAACATACAATTTTGCTCTATTTGCTGCTGTGCTTTGGGTTGTGTCTATAGAATATACAATATGCGACCAGGCTGATGGATCCCTAAATAATTGACTTGTTTCTAAAATAAGTTCCGAACTATTATTTGTTGAAGTTATAATTCTTATTTTTTCACTATCTCTCCAACTAATGTAACCTCTGTTATTAGTATCTGCAACTGTGTTTGAATAAAGAAAATGTTGACTGCCATCTATATTAGTTCTTTTAACCCAAAAACTAAAAGTTCCTTTTGTTAGACCAGTTTCAGAACCACCTTTTGATCTAACTAAATGATCTGCACCATCAAACCTTAATGAGTTAGCTACATTAAAACCTGTATCTTTTATGGAGTTAGTTCCAAAAATTAAAGGCATTTTAAGATCCTAATTCTGGGAATTCTCCTAATGGTCTTTCAATGACTTCAGGGTCCCCTTCATCAGCTGTATTTACATACGTGTATAAAGTTTCAATTGCTGGTGTATCAGATGCGTTAGTAATTAATGTTTCCATTGCTGCC